TGGGAGAGGCCGCACCACGGGTGTTCAGCGTAGAGCTGCACCCAGGTCAAGTAGCGATTTACAACTCGACCGCGCGCTTCAAGGTGTGCGCGGCCGGGCGCCGTTTCGGCAAGTCCCACTACGCGGCCGTCAAGCTGTCCGAAGAGGCCATGCGCACGACGAAGGACTACGTCGACGCTGAGGGCAACGTGCGCGTCTACGCTCTGACCCAGGAGCACGGCGTGTACTACGTGGCGCCCACGTTCGACCAGGCGAAGCGCATCATGTGGCCGAAGCTCTTTGAGCTGCTGGGCCACGCGAAGGATGGCGGGCTGATCGCCAACTTCAACATCAACGACGGCTGGATCCAGCTCGTCGGGTCGGGGCGCAAGATCTACATCAAGGGAGCGGACAATCCTGACTCCCTGCGAGGTATCGCGCTGAGCTACGTCGTTCTCGACGAGTTCGCCGACATGAAGCCCGACACCTGGGACACGATCGTCGAGCCGGCCCTGATGGACGTCCAGGGTGCTGCACTCTTCATCGGTACCCCGAAGGGCAAGAACCACTTCTACCAGCTGTTCATGAACGCGCTCCACCACGGACGCGGGGGTGACCAGCCGAAGACGGACTGGGCCGACTGGGAGGCCTTCCACTTCAAGTCCATCGACAACCCGTTCATCGACGAGCGCGAAATCAAGCGCATGATGAACACGTCGAACCGCCCGTCGCACGTCATCCGCCAGGAGATCGAGGCCGACTTCGTATCCGGCTCAGGCGCGGTGCTGAAGCGCAGCTGGTTTCCGACGGTTGCCGCGGTCCCGGGCTTCTACGCCCAGGCCACGCAGCGAATCGGCACGAACCACATCGTTCCGACGGACGAGCGCCATGAGGGACACGTCTACGTGACGGTCGACCTCGCCGGCTTCGTCGCCGAGAGCCAGGGTGGCAAGCGCCGCATCCGCTCCGACGAGACCGTTATCGCCACGACTTACGTCACGACGGACGCCTGGTACCTGCTGGACATCCAGCACGGCCACTGGGACGCCCGCGAGACAGCCCTCCGCATCATCCGCACCTGCTCGCAGCGTCCAAGCTGCCGACTGGGCATCGAGAAGGGAGCACTGGCCAATGCGATCGGACCGTACCTCGAGGACGAGATGCGCCGGTTCAATCGCTACGTCACTCCTGAGCCTCTATCTCACGGTGGTACTCGCAAGATCGATCGCATCACCGGAGCTTTGCAGGGCCGCGCGGAGCGCGGACGCATCGTACTCGTGGCAGGGGATTGGAATGAGGCCTTTCTCACCCAGTGTGACGACTTCCCGGACCCGCTCGCACACGACGATATTCTGGACGCTGTAGCCTACGTCGACCAGATGTCCACTCCGTTCTACGCGGGTGAACCAAACAATGACGACTGGGCGCCGCTCGACCTCGACGCCGGCTACTAACCACAGGACCCTGAATGAGCTTTGTCCCAACCTCAGGCACCAGCATCCTGGTGGACACGCCCAGCACGAAGTCACCGGTCTCTTCCCAGGTTCCTGGGACGGGTCTGGTGTCTTGGTTGGTCGGCAAGTTCGATCCATGGGAGCGTCACCGCGATTCCGGGTACGGGATGCGCTGGCGCGAGTACTGGCGCCTGTGGCGCGGGACGTGGGCGGCTGAGGACAAGAATCGCAACAGCGAGCGTTCCCGCCTGATCGCCCCTGCGCTGGCGAACGCCATCGAAATGACCGCGTCTGAGGTCGACGAGGCCCTCTTCAGCAAGGAGGTCTGGTTCGACATCGCCGATGATCTTCAGGACCAGGACAAGCTCGACGCGCTGATCGCGCGCGACAACCTGCTCGAGGACGTCGACAAGGTCAACGGACAGGACGCAATCTCGGAGGCGGTGCTCAACGGCGCCATCTTCGGCACGGGCATCGTCAAGATGAACGTCGAGGTTGTGAAGGAGGCGACGCCGCAGCGCGCCGCCGACAAGTCTCTCAAGGCACAGCAGGACGAGGTAGTCCGTGTGTACTGGGAGTCGATCCGTCCCGACGAGTTCGTCCCCGATCCCGCCGGCCGCAGCATCGGTGAAATGCTCGGCTGCTTCCACAAGGTGCGCAAGCCCCTGCACGTAGTGCTCGAGAAGATCGAGCAGGGCGTGTACCGCAAGGACGCCCTCCCGTTCCTAAGCAAGGGAAGCTACCAGGGTGGCGTGCGTGCGGAGATTGACCCGCACGACCCGCAGGCGCGCCTGGCGCACGACGAGGGTGACGAGGTCGAGATCATCGAGTACCACGGCAAGGTGCCAGTGTCTCTGATGAACGAGGTCCTGCGCGGCAAGGATGTGGACGAGAACGGCAACCGTATCGTCTCGTCGAACCCGCTCGACGCGATCCTCGCCGACGACGACGGACAGATGGTCGAGGTCATTGTGACGATCGCGAACCACGGTACGCTCCTGCGCGCCATGGTCAACCCGTTCACGATGCGCGACCGTTCGATCATCGCGTTCCAGTTCGAGAAGGTGCCCGGCCGCTTCTGGGGCCGCGGCGTAGCCGAGAAGGGGTACAACCCTCAGAAGGCTCTCGACAGTGAGATCCGCGCGCGTATCGACGCGCTGGGATTCATCAGCGCCCCAATGCTCGGAGTCGACGGTGGCCGTGTGCCCCGCGGCTTCAAGATGGAAATCAAGCCCGGCAAGGTGTGGATGACTCAGGGTCCGCCTGAGGAGGTCCTGCACCCAATCTCGATCGGACAGGTCGAGCCGAACACGTTCAACCAGGCCTCCGAAATGGAGCGCATGGTGCAGATGGGTACCGGTGCCTTCGACACCGCGTCGCAGCTCAAGGGCGGTGATGCGAACGGTCCTCAGCAGGCGTCCATGATGATGGGTGCGTTCGTGAAGCGCGCGAAGCGTTCCGTGCGCATGGTCAACGACAACCTCGTGCAGCCACTCATCAAGCAGACAATGTGGCGCTACATGCAGTTCGCTCCGCGCCGCTACCCTCAGGACTTCGACTTCCTGGTCAAGGCCACCCTGGGTATCGTCGCACGCGAGATCGAGGCCCTGAACCTCACACAGCTCATGGCCATGATGCCTGAGCAGTACCCGCAGCTGTCCGCGAAGGTGGCGAAGGGAATCATCGACCTCGGCGGCCTCCACAACAAGGCAGAGCTGCTGAAGGCGATCGACGACGCTACGGCGCCGCCGTCTGAGCAGGAGCAGCAGCGTCAGCAGAAGCTGCAGGACCTGCAGGACATGGCGGTCCAGGCGGAGGCTGAGGGCAAGGTCCTCGACAACCGCGTCAAGATCGCGACGGTGCAGAAGCTCGTCTCGGATGCGATGCTCGCGCAGGCCACAGCCGGCGCAACTGGTCAGGACGTGCAGGCCGAAATGGCTCGCCTGCAGGTCGAGCTGGAGCAGATCCAGGTCTCACGCGAAAAGAACATGGTCGATCTGGCGAAGGCCCACCTGTCGTTCAAGACAGCGCAGGAGCAGGCGAAGCGCCCAGCAGCGTCCAAGTAAGTTGACTGTCCATTATTCATGAACACTTGGGAGAGTTGTACATGACGAACGATGCGATCAAGAACCTCGACGAGGCGTCCGACACACTGTCGACGCATGAGGTCATGAAGTGGTTGAACGACGCTGAGCGTGACCGCTTCGTGAAGCTGCAGGAGACCTTCGAGTCGGATGGCTGGAAGATCCTGCGCGAGTACGCTCAGGCCCAGGTCGCCATGAAGTGCGAATGCCAAGACCTGGGAAGAGAACCGAGTTGCGTACGGCGCCCGCTTTGCGTGGGACACCGTGTCGCGTCTCGAGGACGAGTTCATGAATGCTTTCGAGCTGTCAGCTCGCGAGGCCATGGAGGCTTCGGCAGGCAGTTCAACCCTGGAGGACTAGATGATCCTCCACGACTTCCAGTGCGCTGTCGGTCACGTTTCTGAACACTTCGTAGGAAGTGAGGATGAACAGGTACCCTGTCCTCAATGTCAGAAGCCCGCACGGCGCGTGTTCCTCACGCCTCCGCGTCTCGACTGGTCAGGCATGGCACGCGGTGCCAACGCCGGGCCAGAGTTCGTAGAGCGGTTCGAGAAGAACCATCGGAAGGAAACGGCGCGACAGGAGAAGACCCTGCTCGAACACGGCGACTACGGTCCCGGGTACGATGCGCCCCCTTCACTCTCGGGTACCTAGTAGCTCAGACCACACTCCCGGAATGGGACGGTAGGAGGAATGTATGTCGACTGACTCTCGCGTAACGGAACCAGCAAACGCCCCAGGTGACCTATCGGCTCTGGAGTCCACGCTCAAGGCCGCCACATCGACCGCAGCGAATCAGACACCAACAGGAACAAACAAGTCTGACGACGCGGCAACGAAGCCCGACTGGCTCGAGGACAAGTTCTGGACAGGCGACCTCGCCGAGTCCGCACAGAAGCAGGCGCAAGCCTACAAGCCTCTGCAGAGCACCCTCGGCCGTATGGCCAACGACCTTGGCAGTCAGCGCAAGCTGACGGACCAGATCCTCGCCCTGGATAAGCGCACGCCCGACACCTCGACTGCGGCCCGCCCGCAGCCACCGAAGGTTGATCCGCGAGCACTTGTCGACGATCCGACAGCCACACTCGACGCCTACTGGCAGACGCGCGAAGCCGCGCTCCGGAAGGAATTCGACGAGCGTCAGGCCGCATCCAACATCGCAGCAGCGGAGTCCGCATTCCGCACCAAGCACTCTGACTTCGACGCCGTCACAGGCGACCCGAAGTTCGCGACTTGGGTTTCGTCATCGCCTCTGCGCAAGCGCGCAGCTGCACTCGCCGGTCAGGGCAACTACGTCATCGCTGACGAGCTGCTGACGGAGTACAAGGCCCTCAACGGGAAGGCACCGCCGGCCGCAGACGATGCGAACCGTGGTGGAGACGATGCAGCGACAGTCGCAGCTCGAGCAGCTGCGCTGGAGTCAGCCGCACAGTCCGGTGGCGCAGGTGGATCCTCAAAGGGACCCGTCTACCGCCGCGCCGATCTGATCAAGCTGAAGATGGAGAAGCCCGCCGTCTACGCCGATCCAACTTTCCAGAACGAGATTCTCCGCGCGTACGCTGAAGGCCGCGTCAAGTAAAGGCCGCAGCTTCCCCAACCACACCACATCCCAGGAGTAAGTCATGGGTCTAGGAACCAACCACGTTATCTCGAGTGAGGTAACGAATTTCATCCCGCAGATCTGGAGCGATGAGATCATCGCGTCCTACAAGGCGAACCTCGTCTACCGCAACCTCGTCCGCATGCTCAACCACAAGGGCAAGAAGGGCGACACCA